ATGGCACTAATGGCAAATGATGGGCTCATAGATCCTATGCCTACCTGTGCTATTTTTGCAGACACACAAAATGAACCCAAATATATATACGAATACTTAGAGTATCTAAAGGGTATATTAAAGTTTCCTGTGTACACAGTAACAAAAGGAAACATAAAAGAGGATATGCTAAAGCCCACTACTGGAGGTTATACCTTTCCTACTGCACCTTTCTATACTCTAAAGAATGGAAAGAAAGGTATGGTCATGCGCCAGTGCACAAATGACTACAAGATTCAAGTTATAAGAAAAAAGATTAGGGATCTTTTAGGGCTAAAAAGATATCAGCATGTAAAAAAAGATATGTTTGTTGAGCAATGGATAGGCATATCTACAGATGAAATTGCCAGAAAAAAACCAGCTAGAGATAAGTTCATAACTAACAGATGGCCTCTTCTTGAAGAGACAATGAATAGGCAAGACTGCATAGATTGGATGAAAGAGCATGGATATAAAATGCCAGAGAAAAGTGCATGTAATATGTGCCCATTTCATGATGACAAATACTGGGCTAATCTTAAAAAGAATCACCCTGAAGAATTTGCTGACGCTGTTGATACAGATACCAAAGTAAGAAATCTTGGAAGAGATAAAGATGCAGAACTATTTATACATAAAACTTGCAAGCCACTATCTGAGGTTAAATTTGACACGGAAGAAGACCAATTAGATATGTTTGATAATGCCTGCGAGGGTATGTGCGGAGTTTAATAGAAAGTTTAATAGACGTTGGCAGTGGCTTCTTACTTGCAACTGCATTGCAGTTACTAATTTTCCCCTTCTTTGGTCTATATCCTAGTTTGACTGATAGTGCAGGTATTGCTATAACATTTACATGCATATCTATATTAAGGTCTTGGATGTGGAGATTAATTTTTAGGAGAATAAAATGATTACAGTATTAGACGTAGAAACTAGCTTTCAAATTAAAGATGGCGGTAAGGTAGATCCTTTACCATTCAATCCAAATAATTGCTTGGTTAGTATTGGTGTTAATGATGAGTACTATTTTTTTAATCACAACCATAATAGCTTTGACATACAAGCTAATCATAAGGCAGTTCAAGATATTCTTGATAGAACTAAACTGTTAGTCGGCCACAATATTAAGTTTGATTTAGTATGGCTACTTGAATCTGGATTTAAGTATGATGGTAGATTGTACGATACAATGATAGGTGAGTATGTATTACTACGAGGATTGCGTAAGCCACTGTCTCTAAAAGAGATATGTAAACGTAGAAGTATAGCACAAAAATCTGATGCTGTAGATCAGTACATGAAAGACAAAGTATCGTTTGAAGATATACCTGTGGATATCATAGAGGAATACGGAAGGCAGGATGTAGTATCTACTAGAGCTCTGTTTGATTCTCAGATGGCAGATTTTAAAAAAGAAAATAATAGATGCCTTCTTAAATCTGTAAAGATGATGGGAGAGTTTTTACCTGTGCTTGCAGACATGGAGATGAATGGCATAAACATTGATCTAGAATCTCTTGACTCTGTGGAGCAACAGTTCAAAGAAGAGTTTGGATTACTTGCACAGCAGATAAAGAAAATAATATGGGAGAAGATGGGGGATACACCAATCAATCCATCAAGCACTGAGCAATTATCGTGGCTGATATATTCAAGAAAAGTTGTGGATAAAAAGAGATGGGCTAATGACTTTAATATAGGCATAGACAAATTTACCAAGAGAAAAAAGAAACGGCCAACATTATCAAAGTCAAAGTTTAGAGATATGATAATGGCTAATACAGAAGTTATAAAAAAAACTACAGCGTCTCAGTGTAATACTTGCTCTGGCCAAGGTCTTGTAAGAAGATACAAAGTTAATGGAGATCCCTACAAAAACTTAAGTAAGTGTGGCCTATGTGATGGTGGCACTCTTTACTTAAAACTTAGCAGAACTGCAGGTTTTAGTCAGTTTCCTATTGGTGTATCCGAAGTTGCAGAAGGCGGATTCAAAACAGATAGGGATACATTGAGACGATTGTCAATGAGAGCACAAGGAGATCTTAAAGAGTTTGTTGATCTTATCATCAGATACAATGCAATTGATACATATCTAAATACATTTGTAAATGGCATGAGAGATCATGTAAATGCAGATAGCATACTTCATCCTAAGTTTATGCAATGTGTTACAGCAACAGCAAGGCTATCCAGCAGAGATCCTAATTTCCAGAACCAACCCCGGGGAAATACTTTTCCAATAAGAAAAGTTATATCATCCAGGTTTAAGGGCGGTAAGATTATGGAGATAGACTTCTCGCAGCTAGAGTTTAGAACTGCTGTGTTCCTAGCACAAGACAAACAAGGCATGAAAGATATTGATGATGGTGTTGATGTTCACCAGTTTACAGCTGACACCATAGGAGTTTCACGACAAGAGGCAAAGGCACATACCTTTAAACCTTTATATGGTGGCATGTCAGGAACAGAAGATGAGAAGAGATACTACAAAGCATTTCTTGAGAAGTATAAAGACATAGCTAACTGGCATGAGAATTTACAGAGTAATGCTATACAGTATAAAAAGATTAAGATACCATCAGGTCGTGAGTATTCTTTTCCTTATGCACAGAGGCAAGCCTGGGGAGGATCCAGTTACTCTACACAGATTAAGAACTATCCTGTACAAGGTTTTGCCACAGCAGATATAGTTCCTATAGCCTGCATTAATGCATATAAAATGATGAAAGAAAATAAAGTAAAGAGCTTACTAATAAATACTGTGCATGACTCCATAGTGGTTGACGCACATCCAGATGAGTTCAAACTTATGACCTCTATCCTAGATAAGGCTACCGCTGGAGTTACAGATTATCTCTACGAGGTTTACAATATAGAGTTTAATGTGCCACTTGACACTGAGTTAAAAATGGGGGATAATTGGTTAGATATGGACGAAGTAAATTTAAAGAAAGAAAGGATAGTCTTATGAAAAAATTTGAACGATTTACGCTTAGTTTATTTGATTTGCTAGTATTTGTGGCAATATTTGTTTTAGTTATTATTAATATAATTGCTTGACATTTTTTATGAATCAGTGTATAAAGACTTTAATCAACAAAAAGGAGGACAATGTGATGTCTAACAATGAAGTGGCTAACATAGACGGTCTATCGCAAGATCAGATTATGTCTATGATTGGCCAAGAGAAATCTTCTACTGGCAACTTCTTACCGAAGCTAGCCATAAATAGATTTCCAGAAAACGATGATGGTGCGGAAGTGCCAGTAGGATCATACGGTGTGTATGTTCCTGAACTAGATAGTTACGCTTATGGAAAGCCAGTAACTTTTAGGCCATTCATGAATGCATACCAGTATATGAAGTACGATGCAGACAAGAATGAATACAGCAACAGAAGTATAATCTTTAAGTCTTGGAAAGATGAGGCTATAGATATACAAGGTGGCGTGAGATGTGGTAAGATACCAGCAAAAGAACTTGCTAATATTTCTGATGAAGAAAGAATGAAACAGAAAGCGATAAAGTGTTATCGTTTAGTTTATGGCTTAGTTTCTTTTAAAGGTACAGTGCCAGGAGGAGACACAGCAGAAGTAAAAGACTTACCTGTGTTGTGGAAAGTAACAGGCAGTAACTTTAAACCTGTTGGAGAGGCTATAGAAAGTCTTAGACGCAGAGGTAAAGTAATGTTTAATCACACACTTGAACTTAAAACTATGAAAAAGAAAGCAGGTAGTAATGTATTCTATGTCTCTAATATATCAGTCAATCCAGAAGAGGTTACATTCACTGATAAAGAAAAAGAAATTCTCTTATCTTTTCAAGATGTTATCAATACTGAGAACGAAGAAATAGTAGAGCTCTGGCGTGCTGCTAAGAAGGCATCTCCTAGTACAGCGGATGCAAAAATCATAGAAGTAGCAGACGATCTAGAAGATGATCCAGCGGAGATACTTGCTTCGTGAGTTCAGACATCCTAGAAAAAGTTAGGATGTTTCTTGAAGCTGCATCTAAAGATGCGGTTGAGGTATCCGATGATTTGATTGACCAGTTTGGTAAGGCTTGTGCTGATTCATTCCGCAAGCAATTTACTGACCAAAGAAAAAAAGAGTTTGGTCTTAGGGCATCAAACATCGGAAGACCTTTATGCCAACTGCAGATGGAAAAGAAAGGTGTTAAAGGAGAGTCACAGCCATATAATTTTAAGATGAGAAATTTTTTTGGTGACTTAGTAGAGCAAGCTGCTATGATAGTTATGAAAGCATCTGGAGTAGAGATACAATCAGAGCAAACAAAGACAGAATATAAACTTGATGGTGCTACAGTAAATGGCACACTTGATGTAGAGATTGAAGATAAAGTATGGGATATTAAAAGTGCATCTCCCTGGTCATTTACTAATAAGTTTGGAGAGAACGGTGGGTTCCATGCAGTAGCAGATGATGATCTGTTTGGATACCTGGCACAGGGCTATATGTATGCAGAGGCTAGACAAAAACCATTTGGTGGGTGGATAGTCATTAATAAATCTACAGGAGAGTGGGTGCTAACAGAGGCGCCAATGGCTGATGATGAGTATAAAGAAAAAGCAATCAGTGATATTGACAATAATATAAGAGCTATAACTCTAGACAAAGAATTTAAAAGATGTTTCAAAGATGAAGATGAGTACTTTAGAAAGCAGAAGACAGGCAATAAAGTTCTAGGTACGGCATGTGGTTTCTGCCCTTACAAGTTTCCTTGTTGGGGAGAAAACTTGCAGATGCTGCCACAACAGCAATCGCAAGCTAAAAACCCTAAATGGGTTTGGTATACTAAGGTTAATAATCCTAGGGTAGAGGACTATGACTCCTAGTATACGCAGTAGAAAAGCCAAGGGGCGAAGGCTTCAAAACTGGGTTAGGGACGCACTACTTGGTGCGTTCCCTAGCTTAAAGGTAGACACAGATGTATGGTGTGCTATCATGGGAGAGTCTGGTATAGACATCAAGCTCTCTGAAAAAGCCCAAAAGTTATTCCCATTCTCTATTGAATGTAAGAATAAGGAAACTTGGAAAGGATTGTATGATGCTTATGACCAATCAATTTCAAATTCTAAACTAGAACCTGCCGTAGTTTTAAAAATGAATGGCAGGAAACCCCTTATAGTACTTGACTGTATGTCATTTATAGGTATTATAAAAGAAACAAACAAAGGAGAATAGAATGGTAACATTTCCAAAAAATATAACTGACGAAGAGATAGAACTTATGTCAGAGAAAATACAAGAAGAGCAACAGCAAGCTATTGATGAGCTTAGATTCAAAAGAAAAAAACTTAAAGAGACTGGGGTTCCAGATGATGATGATAGTATCGTTGGCATTGATGAGCTTATGCATAACATATAATGGACAAAGATAACTTGAAAGGTTTTGATTTTCTAAATACAGTTTCTGTAGTTATAAGCCCTCATGAAAATGGCTTTGTCTGTGGCATTGTGGATCCTAAAGATCCAGCCGATAATGATATATGTTCTATAATAGGAAAAGGACTTATTAGATATGTTACGGAACATCCAGAAGTTATCTATCAAGAGGGACTTCTTGAGATGGCAGAGAAAGAAAGCAAAGATAGAAGAGAGTCTAATAGCTTTGATGATGATGATAATGTTATAGACATACTTAATTTTTTAAACAAAAAGGATTTACATTAATGACAACACATTTAGTAATAGGAGACCCCCATTGTACACCGCATGCTAGTAACGAAAGATTTATCTGGGCAGGTAGAATGGCTAAAGATTTAAAAGTAGATAAAGTAATTTGCATGGGGGACTTTGCAAGTATGGACTCTATGTCTAGCTACGATAAAAAGAAAAAGTCGTTTGAGGGTAGACGATATAAAAAAGATATAGAGCATACACATGATGCACTACAAAAGTTTAATGATGGTATAGGTAAGCATGATGCAGAGATGCATATGTTATTGGGTAATCATGAAGATCGTATACTTCGTATGGTAGAAGATAATCCAGAACTTGAAGGGCACATGACTATAGATGATCTAAAGTATCCAGAGTATGGGTGGCACACATATGACTATAGATATCCTGCTGTAATTGATGGAGTATACTACTCACATAATTTTCCTAGTGGTGTTATGGGTACAGCTATCTCTGGAGAGAACATGGCTAGAGCTCTAGTAAATAAAAACAAAGTATCATCTACTGTTGGGCATTCGCATCTATTAGATTATGCTATTGCGTCTAAGCCATCTGGTAAAAAGATAATGGGATTATCTGCAGGCTGTTACTTAACTCATAGAGAAGCATATGCATACAATACACAGAGGCTATGGTGGAGTGGACTTATAGTTAAACGTAATGTAAAAGGTGGAGAGTATGATATTGAAACTGTAAATATCCAGGAGGTAAAGAAAAGATATGGCAGATGATGTAAATTTTCCAGAGCACTACAGACAATCCAATACAGAGACCATTGAACTAATCAAAGAATCAATGACTACTGAAGAGTTTCATGGATATCTAAAGGGTGCATGTATGAAGTACATGGCCAGGTATAAGTATAAAGGTAACCCTGTGCAGGATCTTGAAAAGGCACAGTGGTATTTAAAAAGATTAATACACGAGGTAGAGTGCAATGATTAAGCCAGACCATAAGCATTTATTAATAAATGCCACAATAAATAAATTTCCCAATGAGAATGAGGGAGATATCGTTGAAGATTTTATGACAAGTTTAGTTGAGGATATAGATATGAAGGTAGCTAAAGGTCCTATATCATCTTGGGTAAGTGACTTAGGAAATGTAGGTTGGACATCTGCTATACTATTAAAGACAAGCCATGCGTCTATGCATATATGGAACGAGTGGGGTTTACTTCAAGCAGATCTTTACTCATGTAAAGAGTTTGATAAATCTTTAGTCATTAATAAAATTAAGAATACTTTTGATGCAACTAAGATAAAGTATAGATTACTAGATAGAAATGGAGGTATAAACGATGAAGAGGGACTAAAAATACAGGAATGGTGATTAAACGGCCATATCTTAACACACAGCAGAAAGTGGGTCAGTCTGGGGTGCTAGTATTAGAAGACCTAAATGTTTGTATATTTGAGGATATATGAAAGAAAAATTTAAAAAAACAGGAGATAAAATGTCAGAGAAACAGCAAGAGCAACAGTTAGTTGAGAAACACTACATCATATCTGGATCACAGGTTCAGAGCATACTTCGCTACCTATTTACAAGACCATATGGAGAAGTAGTACAAGGTATTGAAGTGCTATCACGA